ACTGTTTAAGCGTTCTTGACGCAAAAATCCTCGATCGTGCTTGCATCTTGCGCGATCTACCCCCGATCTTCGGATTCAGCCCCCATGCCCAAGCTTCGAACCTCAGAGACCCCCCAGGCCAAGATCGTCTGGCCGACCTTCACCGACCTCGAGATCGAGGCCACCCAGGCGCGCTTCGACTCGTACTGGAAGTCGGTCCTGGACGGCACCACCCTGGTCAACAAGTGGGTCTACGCCGCCTGCAAGCGCCACGAGAGGGACCTCCGCCGGGGTGACATCTACCTGGATTGGCAGGAAGTAGCCCGGTTCTTCTGGCATGCGGACCGCCTCAAGCTCATCGACGAGTGGCAGGGCACCCCCCTGAACCTCCCCTCCTGGCAGTGCTTCTTCTTCGGATCCATGGTCGGATGGAAGTGGACGGCCTCCAACACCAGGCGTTTCAAGCTCGCTCTGCTCCAGGTCGGGCGTGGCGCGGGCAAGACCACGGGCGCCGCGGTGTGGGCCCTCTACGAACTGCTGGCCAAGGTCGGCGCCATGGGCTACGCCTTGGCCAACACCGAGGAGCAGGCCACGATCTGCCTGGACAATGCCAAGAAGATCCTCTGCCAGCTGGACAAGAGCGTTCACGACCTGGACGGCAGGCTCGACCACATCAAGTCCAGCGACCTGGTCGAGCAACGGCAGGTCAGCTTCAGGACCCTGCCCGCCAAGGAGCGGTCCCTGGACGGCCTGAACCCCAGCTTCTGGATCGCCGACGAGGCCGCGGAGTTCAGCGGGCGCTTCCTCACGAAGCTGCTGACCACCGGCGCCAAGCGTCGGGAGTCGACCGGCCTCATCATCACGACCCCCACCGGGAACCCCGAGTCCCAGTACGGCGAGATCGTGAAGAACCTCCACGAGATTCTCCTGGAGTCCCTCGATGACGACACCTTCTTCGGCATGCTGTACGGCCTGGACGAGAAGGACGCCCTGGACGACAGCGCCAGCTGGATCAAGGCCAACCCCGGCCTGCCCTATGGCCAACCAACGATGGACTCCCTGAAGCGCGCCTGGAACAGCATGAAGGGCAGCCCGATTTCGCGGTCAGAGTTCTGCCGCTACCACGCCTCCAGGGTGGATGAGAACACCGGCGGCTGGCTCGAGATGCAGTACTTCACAGGCCTGCCGGGCTTCGACGAGAGCACCCTCAAAAGCAAGCCCTGCTGGGGCGCCCTCGACCTGTCCAAGTCAGGCGACATGACGGTGCTCCTCCTGGCCTTCCCTCTGGGCGACGGCCGCGTCTACCTGAAGGGCAGGTACATGTGGCCTAGCCATGAGATCGCCCAGCGCGAGCTGGACTACCGCCTGCCCGTCCGAGCCTGGGCCGCGGACAACAAGATCGAGCTGCACCCAGGCCGGGAGATCGACTACGAGAAGGTGGCCATGGCCTGCACCGAGGCTTGCCAGACCTACAGCGTCCAGAAGATCGTGTACGACGCCTGGGGCAGCCACCTCCTGGCCCAGGACCTGCTCAAGCAGGGGGTGCCGATCGAGTCCTACAAGCAGAACATCAGCTTCTTCGGGCCAGGCATGCAGCTGTTCCAGAACCTCTGGCGGGCCGGCAAGATCGTCTGCAGCCCCGACGACCCGGTCATCCGCCGGGCCTTCGCCACGTGCCATGCCAAGGCTGATCAGTCCGGAAATCTCCGCCCGGTCAAGCCAGAAAATCAGCGGTACGCGCTCATTGACCCGGCGGTCTGCGCGATTATGTGCGTCCACGCCTGGGGTGGAACCACCGCCAGCGCCTATGAACTAGAGGCAGCCGAGATCAATCGAGATTTCAAGATTCATCGATCTTTGGTATGATGTCGCCCATGCCTCACAAGGATCCCGAAGCACGGAAGGCCTACGACAAGTCGTACGCCAAGGCCTACTACAAGACCGACAAGGGCGGTGCCAACCGCAAAGCGGCTCACGCTGCTTGGCGTTCTAAGCCTGAGAACGCTGCCCTGCATGCAGGCTTGAAGGGTTATCACAGCGCTGAAAATCGAGCCAAGCGGTTCGGCGGCGACCTGACTACTGATCCGGTCGAACAGGAGTTGATGCGCAAGATGTATCGAGTAGTTCACCACATGAACAAGCTCTACGGACCCAGGACGTGGTCCGTCGATCACATCCACCCCCTGTCCAAGGGCGGCGCGCATCGACTTTCCAACATGCAGATCCTGCCGCTCGTGGACAACTCGAGGAAGTACAACAGTGTTTGAATCCCTTCGAAAGTGGTGGACCGGCTACGGCTTCGGGACCAGCTACGGCGGCTCTGGCCACACCCTGTATGCCGACGGCCGACCCATCCCAAGCCTGACCACCCCGGCCGCCCTGGGCTACCCCGCGGTGTTCCGGGCCGTAACCCTGGTGTCGAACGATGTCGCACGGCTTGAAATGGAGTTCGAGTCCTCGGAGCTCGAGGCTTTGTTCAGCCGGCCGAACCCCTACATGTCGGGCTACGAGCTCAAGCGTCAGCTGGTCATGCAGGCCCTCGTCTACGGCAACAGCTTTGCCCTCATTAACCGGAGGCTGAATGGATCACTCCTTGAGCTTGTACCGCTTCGTGTGGGTTCTGTCACGCTTGACGTTAGCAACCCGTCGGGCCCGACCTACCGCTCAACGGACTTCGGCGTCCTCCAGCCGGAACAGGTCCTGCACCTCCGTGCATCCAGCCTCGACGGCCTTTGGGCGACCTCACCGCTGACCATCTGCTCGACCGCGGTCAACCTGGGGCTGATCACGGAGGAGTCCAACCTCAACTCCACCCAGAACGGCACCGCGACGGACAAGACCGCCTTCGTCCACCCCATGAACGTCAACACGGCAGCCCGCCAGGCCATTCAGGCTGACTACCTGAAGAACCACACCGGCGCGGTTAATGCCGGAAAGCCGGTGGTGCTGGGCGAGAACATGCGGGTCGACAAGATCACCGGCGCGATCAACTCCGCCATGAACGACGCCCGCAGGTACAGCGTCGAGGAAGTCGGCCGAATCTTCGGCATTCCCGCCGCCATGCTGGGTTCCACCCAGGGCAACGCCTACGGCAGCCTGGAGTGGATGTCCAAGACCTACCTCAACGGCTGCCTGATCCACTGGCTCGAGATGCTGGCTGGCGAGATCGAGCTGAAGCTGGGCGAGAAGCCCTACATCGACATCGACGAGGTCATCCGCCCCGGCATTTCCGAGACGATGACCGCCATGCGCACCGCCATCGAAGCCGGCATCCTGACCCAGAACGAAGCCCGCGACTGGATTGACTATGAGGCGGTCCCGGGTGGCGACCAGTTCATGCAGGCCCTCAACCTCGGCACCGGCGGCGGCCAGTCCAACGCCGGCATCGACACCAGCTCGGGCAACAGCCCAGGAGACGTGGATGATTGAGCTCCGCAAGACCTCCGGCGCCGTTGCCGGCAAGACCCTGTCCGGATACGCGGTCCTCTGGGACACCCCCTCGGTGACGATCCATGAGCGCGGCCGGACCTTCGTGGAGACCATCAAGCGTGGCGCCTTCGACCGATCCCTGGCCGAGGGCAAGACCGACGTCAAGCTTTTGTACCAGCACCAGGGCAGCCAGATCCTGGCTCGCACCCGCAACGACTCCCTCCGCCTGAGCCAGGACGAGCGGGGCCTCAAGTTCGAGGCGACCCTTCCTGACACCACCCTGGGCAGCGACGTGCGGGAATTGCTGACTTCAGGTACACTATCCGGCGAAATGTCGTTCGGGTTCTCTGCCGTCAAGGACAGCTGGACCCAGGGCAATTCCCGCAGGGAGGTCCTCCAGGCCGACCTGTTCGAGCTTTCCGTGGTTATTGACGCAGCCTATCCGCAGACATCGGCAGCCCTGCGGTCCCAAGGCGACGACAACTGGGCTGACCAACTCCGCATCCGCATCTGTAGGAACCGACTCAATGGCTGACAGCAAGAACATCAACGAACTCATCGATACTCGTGCTCGCCTCACCGGCGAGCTTCGCACCATGCTGGACCAGTGGGAGGCCAAGACCGGCTCCGCGACCAGCGAATTCGACCGCAAGGCGGCCGGTGAACTCCGCGAGAAGTGCGCGAAGCTCGAGGTTGACCTGGACAAGGTCGAGCTCGACATCGACCTCGCGAGCCGCAAGGCGCGCCTGGCCAAGGCCGATGAGCGCGGCAACCAGCCGGCCATCGACACCCGCGGCGCGAACCGTGGCGGCGTCGACGCCGACAAGGCCTACGCCGAGCGTTACGCCCAGGCCCTCGTGAACTGGGACGCCCGTGGCATCGAGCGCCTCAAGGAAGAGCGCGCCACGATGGTCACCGGCACGGCCAACGCCGGCATCCCGGTCGAGTGGCAGAACCGCATCGTCCAGAAGCTCCAGCAGTTCTCTGTCATGCGCGCGCTCAGCACGGTCCGCACCGTCGGCGCTGACCAGAAGATCGTGGTCGAGAACGCCCTCCCGACCGCGTACAAGGTCTCCGAGGACTCGGACATCACCGAGTCGAATCCGACCTTCGGAACGCGCATCGACGTGCTCGACTACGCGTACGGCGTCAACATGGCCTGGTCGCGTCAGTACCGCGAAGACGCCATCGGTGGCATCGACTACCTGATCAACAAGGGCTCGGTCGCCATGGGCCTCAAGCTGGAAGACGAGTACACTAATTCGGCTTCGGCTCCCACGGGCCTGCTCGCGTTCATCGCCGCAGGTCAGAAGCAGGCCGCCAGCGGCACCGCGGGTACCCTCGCGGACATCACCGGTGACGACCTCATCGACATGGTGCACAAGGTCACCCCGCCCTACCGCGCCCTGCCGTCGTTCCGCATGATGTTCGCGGACACCACGCTCAAGACCATCCGCAAGCTCAAGGTTGCGGCCGGTTCGAGCGAGTACCTCTGGAAGCCGTCGGAGCGCTTCTCGGACATCCGCGACGGTGTCCCGGGCACGATCTACGCGGTTCCCTACACCATCAACCAGTTCATGCCGGCTCCGCTCACCGCTGACGTCGGCAAGCAGCCGGTGGTCTGCGGCGCGTTCGAGTTCTTCGAGATCTACGACCGCGGCAGCATGGAGATGGTCCTCGATCCGTACACCAACGCCCAGGCCCTCCGGACCCGGGTCATCATGAGCCTGCGCACCGACTGCGTCCTCGTCCAGCCCGACGCGTTCGCCTCGATCGTCCTCTGAGTTTTCCTTTCTGGTTGGGCCTGGGGTAGTGGCGAGGGGCACGCTACTACTCCAGGCCCGACTTATATACCGCCATGATCACCCTCGACACCATCAAGACAGCGCTGAAGATCGAGACCACGTTCGACGACCAGGATCTCCTGCGTCTTCGCGACGCGGTCATCGCGCTGGTCGAGACTCACACCGGCCTCAGCCTGTGCCCCCGCACCGTCCAGCTCTACATCAAGGACTGGACCAGGATCCGCCTGCCCGAGACGCCCTTCGTCTCCGTCACCAGCGTGACCTACACCTCGACCGGCGGCACGGCCACCACCATGCCGTCGACGGACTACTTCGTGCAGCGCGCCGAAGCACCCTCGATCTACCTGGCCTTCAGCAAGGAGCCCGGGATCAAGGAGTACACGGAGGCCTGCATCAACTACCAGGTCGGCTACGGCCAGATCCCGGCCGACCTGCAGCACGCCGTGATCGCCCTCATCGGCACGTTCTACGAGAACCCCGGTTCCCTCCAGGCGGTTGGCGCAGGCCCGCTGCCGTTCGGCGCTGAGATGATCCTCCAGAACCTCAAGGCGAAGGGGAGCCTCTCTTGAACCCAGGCGAGCTCCAGTGGCGTGCTACGGTCAAGCGCGAGGCCTCGTTTGACAACCTGGGCCGCAGGGACGGCGACTTCAGCACCGACGCAGGCACCTTCCGCTGCAGCATCGCCGACCGCGGAGTCTCCGAGGTCGAGTGGGCAGAAGGCACCGCCGTGGCCAGGACCTATGAGATCCGCGCCCGGTGGGACGCCGTCCAGGAGCGCAACCTGACCGAGATCGACCGCCTGTTCATCGAGCCCGGGAACATCCTCGTGCGCATCAGCGGCATCACCAACGAGGGCCTCGCCGACCGCGTGGCCGTCATCGAAGCCGTGGAGATCACCCTTTGAGTCTGCCCCTCGCCATCAAGACCATGCTCCACGGAGTCACGGGAGTCGCCAACAGCGCGATCACCTACGGCGGCCGACCCCAGGGTGGAGTCGTGCCCTGCGTGACGTTCACCATCAGCGGCAACATCCCGATCAGCATCGGTGCCACGCCCATCCGCCGGGCCGACGTCGAGATCCGATCCACTGCCTTCACCGCGGAGGAAGCCCAGGCGCTGTCCGCGGAGGTCGAGCAGGAGATCAGCACGGGCACGTTTAGCTCTATCCAGTTCTACGGGGTCTACAACCTCCTGTCCATCCTCGAGGCGCCTGTGCCGATGCTCGGCGATGAAGCGCCTACCTACACCGCACGCACCACGTTCTACGTGATCCACAGGTAACCACACATGGCCGCATACACCGCTTCTGTCTCGACCTTCACCTGGAATGCCGTCGTCCTTGATGCCATCGGCACCGTCAGCCTGTCGTCTGCCAGGCCGCCGCTCGATGTGACACAGGTCGGCTCCGCCAACACCTACCACCTCCCCGGCGTCGCTACCTCGGTCGTCAGCCTGGACATCTACTACAACGCCGGCGCGGGCGGCAACCACACCCAGCTGGCCAGCGACTACCTCTCGGCGACCAGCCGGGCCTTCATCGTCACGGTCGCGACTGGCGACACCATCAGCGGCAACGGGTTCCTGACCGGCCTGGACGTCGTGTCCAGCAACCAGGACATCGTCCGCGGCTCGATTCAGATCCAGGTGTCCGGCCCCATCACGATCAACGGCACCGCGGCAGTTTCCGGCAGCAACGAGACCTGATCCATGTCCATCAAGAATGCCCTCACCCTCAAGAACCACGTGTGCTCCATCCAGGACCACACCTTCACCCTTCGCCGGCCCTCGGTCGCGGACCTTGCCCAGGCCGTCTCCGAGGCAGCGAAGGGCGACCCGCACTTCAGCTGCTGGCTCGTCTTCAACCACCTGATCGAGGAAGGCAAGCCGGTGTTCGACACCCAGGACGAGGTCCTGGCCTGCGACGGCGGCCTGATCAACTTCCTGGTGGCCGAGATCGACCGGCTCTACGGTGAATCCCAGGACTTGACCCGGCCAGCCTCCAAGTCCTGAGACTGGCCCGCCCCTTCGTACAGGCACCGTTGGATCAGCTCAGCGTCGTCTGGCTGGCCCTGGATCAGGACAACACCGACTGGGACGCCATCCGCGATGCGCTTCGAAATCGACCAAGCCGCCCTCAACCAGCTGATGCAGGACCTCTTCAGGTTCGACCAGAAGGTCCGTCGCAGGATCGAGCGGGCGGCCATGGTGAACTTCGGCAGGTGGGCGGAGGCCAAGGTGGCCGGGGCGGTGCCGAACGGCAACGAGTCCCTGGCGAAGAGCATCGACTTCAAGGTGGGCCGGACCAAGCCCAAGCGCGTGAAGAACGACCAGGGCAAGTGGAAGACCATCAAGCCGAGCGCGACGTTCTGCGCGGTGGGAGTGCTGAGCGGGGTGAAGGTCATCTCGGACAGCCACGGCCGCCAAGGCAAGTACACCTACCCTCGTTTCAGCAACAAGGCGAAGGGCTGGCCCCTCCATGAGGCCAACCTCGGCCGCTGGTACGAGCAGGGCCACCGCCACTGGAGGAAGGGCGCCAAGTCCAACCGCCGCGGCAAGGGCTGGCGCCTGGGTCTTGGCGGCCAATCCCTGTCGGCTCCCAGGTACACCCTGCACTGGTACCAGGGCATCGTGCCCTCACTTGAAAAGGCAGCGATCGACTACCTGAGCCAGGAAGTCCAGTCCGCCATCGCCGACAGCAGCAAGTACACGCCCAAGCGTCGCGTGCGGAGGAGCAGGTAATGGCCAAGAAGTCGATCTCAGACATCGTGTTGCGGGCCGTGGTCGATACCTCGGGTGTCGCCGCTGGCCTGAACAACATCGGCAGCCAGGTGTCGGGGCGATCCTTCGGCCAGTCCGGGGGCGGCCCCACGGGTGCATCCGGTGCCGCAGGTGGCTTCGTCAATCCCCATGGCGGCGGTGCTGGAGCTGGTGCCGCGGCAGTGGCTGCTGCTGCCGCTGCAGGTGTGGCTCTGGGCCGGGGCCGGGGTGGACGCCTGGCTGAGCTGGCTGCAAATCCCGGTGCGGTTTCCCCTGCGGCGCGCGCAGGCATGGCCCGCCAGACGGCCATTCGAAACAACCCGCTCACGAACCTGCTCTACAACAAGTACCAGCAGCCGCTTTTCGATCGAACCCAGGCTCTGTACGACGCATCCACCCTGTCCCGCGATGCCGGTAGCCGACGGGCGGCTGATGCCTACGGACGCCAGGCGGGGATTCTTCGCGAACGGTTCAACCGCCGCAACGCCGCTCTCGGCCGGATGGCCAGGAATCCCTTCGGTCAGCTCCTTGGTGAAGGAGTCCGTCTCGGCCAGTTCGCCGGAGGGCTCAGCCGCCAGGCCGGCCAGATGATGGGCATGGGCAGGCTTGCGCCCCTGGGCGGCCCGGCCATGCTCGGCGCAGGCGCCATCTACGGCGGCATCCAGCTCGGCCAGATGGGCAACGAGGGCATGCCGTCCAGGTTCAGCGACATCACCCGCTTCGAGTTCGGCGCCGACCGCCAGGCTGCACGGCAGCTGAAGCGCGACTGGAGTCCGTCCAACAAGAAGGCTCCGCTCGGCTTCATGGACCGCTTCTTCGTCGAGGGCCGCAAGGCCAACAACGGCCAGGCGACCTGGGTCGAGAACACCCTGAGGTTCTCCGGCGAGCAGTACCAGAAGATGGCCGCCGAGATGGGAGCCAACACGGCCACCTTCGGCGGCACGGTGTCGAACGTGCTCCAGCTTGCCAGCCCTCCGTACATGATGGCCATGGCCCTCAAGAGGATCTTCAGCTAATGCCTACCCCGCAGATCAGCACCACGACGTTCAAGGCCTGGTACAAGGAGCACGGGATGCTGGACGCCGACATGGGCCAGCCCCAGGAGATCACCGAGGTCTGGATCATCGAGCGGAAGGTCGACACCGGGGTCAACCCCCTGACGGCCGCCGTGCGATTCGTCGAGGACGACTACCGGCTGATGCAGGTCGAGGGCGCGGTCCCCTACGTCGGCCAGCGGTACGTGGACTGGTACCCCAACAGCAAGAACTGGATGCAGTTCGCCACGCTGACCAGCAAGACCTTCCAGTTCGTCGACAACGGCCGCGTCCAGGTCACGACCAAGTGGTTCGCCCCGTTCCACACCAGCAGCCGCTGGTGGACGACCAACCCGGGCCCCTCCACCCCGATCGACATCGCGTACGACCTGTCCGTGGACTACAGCACCAGCTACCGCGGCACCGAGATGTTCCGCGCCAGCGTCGTCACGGCTCCGCCGGCCACCGCCGACAGCACGGCCAGCGACATCGGCGGCGTGCCGACCATCCCCGGCATGCAGGGCCAGCCCTTCCAGATCGAGCAGCTGAGGATCAGGGTCAGGCGGGCGGTCGACTTCAAGTACCTGCCCCAGGCCCAGCTCCTCCAGGTCTTCACCCCTCAGCTGAACACCCTGAACGACACGGCGTTCCTCGCCGGAACCCTGTCCGTGCCGAACCCGGCCGGCGGCGCGAACCTGTCGGTGGCCGTCGCCGGCTATCCCCGGGGCACCGTCCTGCTGGAAAGCTTCAGCGTCATCAAGACCGAAGGACAGTACGGCGAGATCGTCTTCGACTTCCTGCACGAGGACTACTACGCCTTCCACGACCAGATCCCGCAGCTGGACCCTGACGGCAGTCCCAAGAGGAACGCCACGGGCGACGAGCTGGCGGACGTCAGGTGGAAGCGCGTCCCCCGCGGCTACACCGAGCACAACAAGGTCTTCTTCGATCAGGCGGCCTACAACGGCAGTGCCTGGGTTCCGGCGGCATCGGCCGGATATACACGCCTCGCGCTCCAGGGCTGGTGGGCGGCTTGAACAAGCAGCGGAACACCACCCCGGAGATCCAGGGCGATCCCCTGGTGGACACCCCGCCGCTCCAGCTGATGACCGTCATCAGCAGCGCGGTGCTCGACGCCGGCACCTACAAGTGGACCTACCAGCTGCGCGCGGCGATCCCCTCGGCCACCACCCCGTTCGGCATCGCGGCCAGGGCTGGCATCACCACCACCCAGCGCGGCCTGAGCGTGTCGGAGATGGGCAACACGGCCACCCACGTCTGCGGCGGCATCGCGGTGGCCAACCTGCCCGCGGGGTTCGTCCCCGTGAAGTTGCACAATGGCGCCGCGGTCTGGTGTCACGGCGCCCGGGACAACCAGGGCCAGTTCTACTGGGCCATCGTCAGCCCCACCCAGGCCGTCGACGGAACCTGCTAAGACCTCCTTTTCTGGTAGAATCCCACCATGTGCACGCCTGCGAACTACTCTTTCCAGCTGTACAAGGGCGATGATTACTCGCTCATTTTCACAATCGATGGCAATCGCACGGCCGACGTCCCCACGGTCAACCTCAGGACGTCCTTCGAGGCGGCCAGCCCCAGCCTGACGATCACCACGCCGGCCATCACCCAGGTCTACGACGCACCCACCGACAAGACCCTGGTCACCGTGCCCTTCACCGACACCCAGACCGCGGCCCTCACCAGCACGTCCTACGTCTGGGACCTGACGTACGTCCAGGCGTCCACCCTGGTGTGGACCCCGCTGGCAGGCCGAATCACCGTGACCAAGGGAGTCTGACTTGAGCGCATTCCCGACGGCCATCACCATCTATCCGCCCGGCACCGTTTCGGTGACGGTCAACACGCCGCCTGTCGTCCAGCTCAGCATCGTCGAGCAGCTGGTGACCGGCTCTGCAGCCACTCCGATCAGCGTCCAGGAAGGCCTGGGCATCGACGTGGCAGGCCCCACGGGCGGCGCCTACACCGTCAGCGTCGACTTCGCCGCCTCGGGTGTGTCCTCGGCCACCGAGGCCGTCCGGGCCGATGACAGCCGCCTGAGCGACGCCAGGACTCCCCTGGCCCACACCCATGTCATCGCGGACGTGACGGGCCTGCAGGCCGCGCTCGACGCGAGCAGCAACAACCTCACGAAGACCGCCCGCAAGGCCA